GGAAGAAGATGGAATGCTTGTCACAAAAGAATACGTGAAAGGCCGAGAAAATATCTATACAAACCCTGCCGTAAATGCCTACAACAAAACGTGCCAGCAAGCCAACAATACAACGCAGACTCTAATGAAGATTATTGAACAGCTTCGAAACATGGAAGATAGCATGGAAGATGATGAATTATGATTCCCATTTTCTGTGAAGAATATTTTGATCTAATGGATGATTATCCACAGCATTTTTGCGAACATCAATGGGCACTTAGAAAGCTGGTTACAAAAGCATACCAGGAAGAAGATCTGATCGTTGATTTGGATCGCTATGAGCACTATATATCTCTTGGTAAATATCTGGGATTTGACAGAGGATATGAATGGGAGCGATATTGTATCGGATGTTATTTATGCACATTCACTAGGGACGGCCTTCCTAGATGGAAAGAAGGATTTTTCTATATGGGAAGAGGTGCCGGGAAAGACGGATTGATATCCTGGATGTCTTTGGCATTGATCAGCCCCTATAATCCTGTACCGAATTATGATGTAGATATATGTGCATTTAATGAAGATCAAGCGCTTAGGCCGGTGGAAGATGTATATAATTCGATGGAATCCAATGTGAAGAAAATGAAAAAACATTTTCGATGGACAAAAGAATCCATTCGAGGTATTAAAAATAGAGGATATATCAAAGGACACACAAATAACGCAAAAGGGAAAGACGGACTTCGTTCAGGAGCCGTCTTTTTAAATGAGATTCACACTTATGAAAATTATGATAACATCAATGTTTTTACCACGGGATTAGGTAAGAAAAAAGAACCCAGAACTGGATACTTCACAACGAATGGCGATGTAATTGGTGGACCATTAGATGATAAATTGGCAGCTGCCGAAGATGTTCTGTTAAAGGGAGCCAATGACACGAGATGTTTCTATTACATTTGTAAACTGGATGAAAAAAAAGAAGTTTATGATAAGGATTTGTGGCATAAGGCTAATCCATCGTTGATGTATAAGCCGGAGTTGATGGTAGAGATCGAAGCAGAATTTGAAACCTGGAAAAGCGCTCCTCAAACTCTGCCTGCATTTATGACGAAACGAATGAATATACGTCAAACAAAAGAAACGATGCCTGTGGCATCCTGGGAATTGATATCCGATACCAATCATCCTTTACCTGATATGACAGGTTGGGAGTGTACGGTAGGAATCGATTTTTCTAAAACAAATGACTGGGTAGGTGTAAATGTACATTTCAAAAGTGGAGAGCAACGATTCGATATCAATCATGCCTGGATATGTACTCAGTCATCGGAGTTGTGGAGATTGAAATGCCCTTATCGGGAGTGGGCGGAAAAGGGAGATGTTACGCTTGTGGACGAACCTGAAATCAGTCCATCCATGATAGCCGAATATGTCTATAAATTGGATTCGAAATACGTTGTGAAGATGGTCTGTTTAGATAGTTTCCGATATGCACTTTTGAGAGATGCTTTAGAGATTTATGGTTTTTCTCATGATCTTAAAAATATCAAACTATATCGGCCATCTGATGTTATGCGTACGGCGCCGGTTATTAACCGGTGCTTTTTAAATCACCTGTTTACATGGGGAGATACACCGCATCTAAGATGGGCTACAAATAACACAAAGTTGGTACCAGCTAAAAAGTCAAATCTGGCCAAGGATGGAGAGTTGGATATGGGAAATTATCTATATGGAAAAATTGAACCACATGCTAGGAAAACAGATCCATTTATGGCGTTGGTTGCCAGTATGGTTGTAGAAGATCAATTAACGCCGGAAGTATTGGATATACCTTTTGATATTCCGGTCATGACATATTAGGAGGTGATTGAATGGGATGGATAAGAAAGCTATTTGGATTGGACTTTATGAGCAAAGAAGATAAGGAAAAAATGAAAGCTCATGTTACATCTTATGACATTTCGGTAGCAACTGTAGCGATTAGAAAACTTGCTTTTGAGATTTGTGTGCAAAGAATCGCAGCTGCTATTTCTAAATGCGAATACAGGACGTATAAAAAGCACAAAGAAGAAAAGAAAGATCTATATTATTGTTTGAATGTGAAGCCAAATCCTCATGAATCATCGACGGTTTTTTGGAACAAACTGATTCACAGACTTTACTATGAATCGGAAGCTTTGATCATAACCAATGGATCGAATATGTATGTAGCCGATTCATTTAGCGTGGATTCAAAAAGCGGGTTTGGAGAATATACTTTTTCAGATATCGAGATCAATGATTTGAAACTCAACAAGAGTTATAAATCAAGTGATGTATTTTACTTTAAGCTGCACAACAAGAAAGTAAAGGAATTCCTTGAAGATACTTTGAATCTCCAAACATCTTTACTGAGTACAGCTACATCGGCTTATAAGAGGTCGAATGGAACGAAAATGAAAGTTCATATCTCACGATCACAGACCAATAAAGACGATATGGAAACGAGACTGAATAAGATTCTAAATGAGGATATGAAAACGTTCATGGATTCTGAAAATGCAGTTTTACCCGAATATGATGGAATGAACTTTGAGGAAGTTGGTCAAAAATCCGGGATTGACTCAAGAGATATAAAAGCTCTATATGACGATATCATTGAAATTACAAGCAAAAGCTTTTTGATGCCGGTAAACATTGCCAATGGTGAAGTAACAGATACATCAAAAGCAGTAGATGATTTCCTGACCTTTTGCCTGGATGCCGTCGTTGAATTGATCCAGGACGAATTAAACGGGAAACAATTTACAAAAAGTCAGTATCTAAGTGGGAATTATATCAAAATCAGCACTCAAACGATCAAACATATTGATGTATTGGATATGGCCGGAAATATTGATAAATTGATTGCATCCGGTGCTTTCTGTATCAACGATATTATGAGATTGTTGCATGAAGAACCAATCGAAGAAGAATGGGCTTGGCAGCATTTTATGACAAAGAATTACAGTCCGATGCATGAATTATTGAATGCGTTGAGTGAGAAAGGAGGACAAACTACTAATGAAGATGAAGAAAATGGCAATCCGGATGCAAATCAATCCGGAAGCACCAAAGGAAGCGGAACTGGAGATTTATGATGACATTGGGGAAGAAACGGATTTTTGGACGGGAGAAAAATCCGGGATCAGTGCTGAGTCCATCACCGATTTTTTAAGGCAGCATGACACGGTAGATACGGTTAATGTTCACATTAATTCATTTGGTGGATATGTTTTTGAAGGCATTACGATTCACAATGTTTTGAAAGGATCAGGAAAGAAGATCAATGTGATTATTGATGGTATTGCAGCATCGATTGCCAGCGTAATTGCAATGGCCGGGGACAGCATTAAAATGTACCCAACAAGTCAAATGATGATCCATAACTGCTGGGGATGGGTTTGTGGCAACGCGAATGATTTGCGAAAAGAAGCTGATAACATGGATGCCATCATGGAATCCAGCAAGATCGCTTATCTTGAAAAATCCAATGGAAAGTTAAATCGTGAAGAGCTCGATAAAATGTTGGATGAGGAAACTTATCTAACAGCTGATCGTTGTTTAGAATTAGGCTTATGCGATGAAATTATTGGAGGTCAAAAAGATAGTTCGACAAAAGAAGAAAAAACGGATGATACAAAAAAAGAAAAATTAGAAAAACAACCAACCTTACCGGTTAAACAAAAACGGAAAGATTGGTTTTTTTAATGGTTGAATGAAGGAGGAAATAAAATGTTACGATTCAACGAAGAAATTAAACAAAAATTAAAAGAAGCTATGAAAAAGGAAAGCACGGATGAAATGGCCGATGCTTTATGTGAAATGATTGAGGAACAGGCCAATGAAAAATCCGAAAAAGTTCTTCAGGATGCTTTGAAGCAGAATGATGAATCTATTTTAAGAGCACGTGGAGCACGTATGCTAACATCTGCAGAAAAGGAATACTATGAAAAAGTAGTGAACGCTATGAAGTCACCGGATTATAAACAGGCAATTGAAGATATTGTCATGCCGGAAACGATCATTGAAGATGTATTCAGTGAAATTGAAAATGAGCATCCTTTATTGAGCCGTTTGGATATCAAGGTTGTTCCGGCCAAAGTACGTATGATCTTTGGTGTATCCGACGACAATAAAGCAACATGGGGAAAATTGACAGATAAGATCACTACAGAAATCAGCGGATCTTTTGAAGAAATCGATATCTATCAGATGAAATTATCCGCCTATATCCCATTGCCGGAATCTATGCTTGATTTAGGCCCGACATACTTAGATCGTTTTGTGCGTACGTTATTGTATGATGCGATTGCTAATGGAATTGAAGATGCAGTCATCAATAACTTAAAGAGTGATGGAGGTCCTATTGGTATGCAGGCCGATTTAACGAAAGGACAAACCTCTACAGGAGTTACTACCTACACCGCAAAAACGGCAATCAAGGTTACCGATTGGACACCAAAGGGATTGGCCGAAGTTATCAAGGCCATGACGAAAGGTAGATCTAACAAACCTAGAAGAATCAACGGGTTGTTTATGGTTGTTAGTCCAACTGACTATTATTCGATTGTGAAACCTGCAATTTGTGTACAGACTCCAGCAGGCGACTGGGTAGATAAGAGTCCATACCCAATCGATATCATTCAGTCTGTATATTGTCCAACAGGAAAAGCTATCATGGGATTGAATAGTAAATTTATGTTGGGTATCGGTACAAATCAGGCAGGTAAATTGGAATATTCAGACGAATTTGCTTTCCTGGATGATAATCGAACATACAAAATCAAGTTGTATGGAAATGGTCAGCCAAAAGATAACAACGCTTTCCAGGTTCTGGATATTTCAGGATTACAGGAATATACAAGCAAAGTATCTGTAAAAGGAACAGTCACTACAAAAGCTGAAGCTGCTGAATAAGTAAGGTGGGTGGTATCCGATGGATGCTCTAACAGAAACTATCGCAAGAGAGGTTGGCTATGAGTGGAGCGATAACTCCACAGCCATGCTCTTGCTGGATTATATTGAAGAAGGAGAAGCGTTTTTGATTCGGTATGATCCAAAAGCTGATTTTAATGAAGATAAATTTATAAGAGGTCTTCTAGTCGAATACGTCCGATATGCTTTAGCCAATGCCAGAGACGATTTTAAGAGAAACTATGCAGAAGAGATTCTATATCTTTCTCACATGGGGAGGGTAAAAAATGCTACAGAAGAAACAGACAACCAATGAGATTACGTTTGTAGATGGAGTTGTTAGGGGTGTCACGATAAAAAATGGATCAATCATAAAAAACGATACACCAGATATTCATTTTGGATCATATATGGTTGGATTTAATCGATTTATGAGAGCCTATAACAATGATATAAAAATAGCAAAAGTGATCAATGTTCCTTTTCTTGCTCCTTTACAGGATTCCATGTACGTTGAAGCCAGTTTCTTTAGAAAGAAACAGTCGAAGGATATTTTTAAAGTTGTACAGTGTCAGGAGATCTTTGACTCAAAGCCACCATGTCTTCGCTTATCACTGGAGAAAGTTAAAACAAAATTTGATGATAATAGGAGTGATGTTGATGAAAGTTAAAATTGAAGGATTGAACAGTTTATCTAAGGCACTGACAAAAAAGAAAGTTGCGGTAGAAAACGTGAAAACAATCGTATCCGATGCGGCTGATACGGGAGAGCGTATCATGAAAGAAAGAGTACCTGTGGATACAGGGAGATTAAAGGACAGCATAGAAAGAAATGAATCAGATGGAGGAAAAACAGTGAAGATCGAGCCAACGGCCAGGGATAAAAATGGGCGTTATTATGCAGGATATGTGGAGTTTGGAACAAAGAAAACTCCTGCTGTTCCATTCGTAAGGCTGGCGCAGGAAGAAGCAAGAAAGCAGTTATTTGAGGATGGTCTTAAACTGTTGCAAAAGAAATGATTGATTGGCTAGTGTATGAGGCTGTAGCAAAAAAACTGATAGAATCTGGATACGATGTTCATTATTTGGACATTGCACAGGAGGATGCACCATGTCCGTATATTCAGATGTACTATCTTCAAAATAATGAAGATTTGCATAAATCTGGATCATCGGGCGCAGTTTCAATGGATGTTGGCGTATGGCATGACAGAATTGATAAAAGAAAAGAACTCATGGAAATCATGAGTCAAGTTTTTGAAGTTTCTCAAATGATACATATCAATGGATATGAGTTGATGGTGAGCGAGAGAAGCTCTCGAATATTGCTTGATACATCGACACCTACGCAATATTTGCATGGTGTTGTTGAATTGGAAATAAAATATACAGGAGGATAAATCATGGAAGGTATTCAAGGAAAAAGAGTCGTTTATATGTATAGACCTTTAAGTAAGCAGAGTGAAGAAGATGCAAAGCGAATTGCCTATACGAAAGAAAATGAAAACAGTATTTCTGTTGATGCGGAATCAACAGCAACTAAAGATGGAGCATTACGTTCACCGGGTGTTCCTGAAATTGAATTGTCAGCAACTTCTATTTTAGCCAAAGGCGATGAAATGATTTCTGCGATGAAAAAGGCCATGTTAAAAGGAGAGGTTATTGAAATTTGGGAAATCAATTTAGATGAGCCTGCTTCGGGGGAAAGCTCGAACAAATTCAAATCAACCTATTATCAGGGTCTATGTACAGAATACACTTTATCGAGCCCATCTGATGACTGGACCGAATTATCCTTAACATTTGGAATGAATGGAACGGGTGCAGAAGGAGAAGCTACTGTAAGTGATAGTGATCTGGATGAAATGTACACATTTGTTGATACACCAAGAGTGTCTGATGCTGGCTAAAGTATATAAATGATTCAAAAGAGAGGGAAACCTCTCTTTTTTTGTTAAGGAGGAAATCATGGAATTAGAAATCAAAGGAAAAGTATATTCTTTTAAATTTGGAGTTGGTTTTTTGAAAGAGATCAACAGCCGTTATAAAGAGTTTGTTCAGGTTGGTGTTCAATTGCCGGTTGGATTTAAATATATGGTCGCAAGAATGCTGGATGAAGATGTCGAAGCTATCGAAGATATGCTGATTACGGCCAATAAAACTGAAAAAGACAGAGTTCCTAAAAAGGATTTAGATGAATATTTGGAATCGGATGATACGGATCTTCATGAATTATCGTTAAAGATTCGTGATTTTTTATTGACTGCCAATGTATGCAAAAAATCGATGACGGAGATCCTGGCAGCATTGGAGAAAAAAGAGAAGGATCAGGAGAAAGAGGAAAATCAGGCGGAGAACTAACATCCTTTGAAAAGTTATATAAGGATATTTGCTATATCTGTTTTCGATACTTAGGTTATACGACGTTTGAGCAGGTGGATCGATTAACAATGGCGGAATTTAATTTGTCATGCAGATGCATTTCAGAAAACCTAGAAGAAATTGAATATGATCGTCACTGGAGAGCGTATTTAAATATGGCGGCTCAATCAGTCGTAGTTTCCCGAAACGGAAAGAGTCAGCGAATGAAATATCCTAATTTTAAAAGTT